CGCATCTACACCCATTTTAGACCATTTGCGAATTTCTTCACAAACGAAAATGAATGCGACGGAGTGGAACAAATTGACCGAGGCTGTCGTGAAAGCCTACGACTCGATTAGATCATTAATTGGGCGGAACACGGCACGAGGACTCCATCCAGCTGAGTGTCAGAAAGACCTGTGGATCACTGATCTAGTTAGTCGAGAAGTCGACGCTAACCTTCCAGTGATACCAGGTATCTTTTCTTTCTTCAGCAGCCTTTTGGAGGACCGTGCGGATCTCTATTTCGAAGAAGAGAATATTGACTATCTTCGACGGACCATGTGCTCATCTTTTGTTACTGGCTCTGATATCTGCCATGTAACTAATTCTCTAATTTGCGCTCTCGGATATACGGTGGGATCTAGAACCCCGAAAGATATCCTTTGTTCCCTATTCTACTGGACTATCCTCGCACACCAGGACCGCTGGGTGCCTACACTTAAGTACCATAAAGATTGGTTGTTTGTCCATTATGCTGATCTGGTTAACCGTGAGTACCCGGAGGCACCCTCCTTTCCTATTAATAAACCTGGAACTATTTGGTTTGGCTCTCAACAGAGATTCATTCTGAAGAAGTTACGTTCAAAGGACCTTACGGTCTTGAACTCAATCCTTCAGGGATTAAAGAAAGGAATGTTGCCTGTCTCCGACAATTTGGTCATAGCGGCGGCCCATAAACACAAGAGGATATTGACGACTGTCCAAGAGCCACTCTCTGAAGATATGCTAGAAGCAATTCAGAGAACTGCTCAAGAGTGCTTTGGACAGATCGAGCTCCAGGACCTTAATGTCCGTGAAAATGAAGCTATAAGTTCTCATAGCTGCGTGGAAAGCACGCGCAGCCTTGGCGGTTTCAATGGTTGGTGGTTACGTGAGACGTACGGAAAGTACGCTAGCTCTATAATTGGTCTTATGCGCGATTTTAAATATTCAACTGATCTAAGAGGGTTCCGGCTCATCCGGGGAATCCCTGTCGGAGAACTTCGTTCTCCGAGTGATCTAGTTAGCGACTCACTTCATGAGCGCCTGTTCTATGCGTATAACAATGAGACACCTTCCCCAGTCAGGGTGAAGTTTATCTTAGAGCCTTTGAAAGTACGAACCATTAGTTGTGGAAGCTATTTTACCTATGCCTGTCAATCCGCTCTTCAGAAGAAGATGTGGAAATGCTTACAAAAATTCAGTTGTTTTATATTGACGGGAACTCCTATCGACTGCGGTGTGGTACAGAAAGTAGTTGCTGGAAAATGGGAAGCTGGAGAGCTCTTAGTCAGTGGGGATTATTCATCTGCCACTGATCTATTAAAGCTGGAAGCGACTCTTTCCGCAATGTATGCTTGTATGAGCCCTGATGTGATGCAAATTGCCTATCAAGCTCTTGGCCCTCAACTTCTTGAGTATTACGGACCTAAATGGGTCTGTAAGCTTGGGTTGGAGGAGCGTAAGGCTGAGCTACCCACTCCTGGGTATCAGGCAAATGGTCAACTCATGGGGTCACCATTAAGCTTTCCTTTCTTATGTTTAATTAATGCAGCGATATTTAGGTTTGCCTATGAGAATTGGCACGGCACCAAAATTGACCTCAAAGATCTTCCTGCTCTGATCAACGGCGATGATATTGGTTTCAGGTGTACCTGGGAGTTCTATGAATACTGGAGGCATGTAATCCAACAAGTTGGATTCCAACCCTCAGTGGGCAAGAACTTTACCAGCGAGACCTTCATCAACATCAATTCGCAATACTTCCGCTGTGACACTGTCGGTGACATCCATTATGTCGCTGAACAAGTTCCCTATGTTAACATGGGATTGATCATGGGGCGAGGAAAAGGAGACACTCTAGATGAGGTTGGTTTTGAGGACAAGGATTTGGAGGTGTTACCTAACCTTCTATCTACTCAACAAGCCGTAGCGGAGCTCGTATCCGGACATACCGAGCGCGTACCACTGATATTGGGACAGTGGATCGAAAATCATACAAGAATATTAGAGAAGTACCCTGTGGGACTGTACTCCTCGGGCTATCGAATCTTACCCGGTCCGTCCACGGAACTTGAAGCGCGATGTCGTTTCTACCTTGAAAAAGTTAGATACGGCAAAGTGTCTCAGGCCCCTTGGATGGGACAAGCAAACGATAGCCAGATGGGGTCATTTTGGAAGCCGTTCACAACATACATAGACGAAGAGTCCGTCCGCCGTGACCTAGTGTCAACGATGGAACATTATAAGCGAAGTGAGCGGTTTACAGGAGCATGGGATGAAAAGGCTCCCCAGCCAGATGAGACGAAAGAGATCCTCCTAGGGGGGGTTAAGTGGAGTGGGATTTCCTCCACTGCGGCTGCCTATGTAACGGCGGAGATGGGAAACTACGATGAACGCATCAGACAATTCAGGTGTCCCGGAACGGGAACCATATCGTTCGCAGAGAATGTTGGGGCCATGTCAGCAATAGCGGATTATCCTTTCGAGGACTCCCTACCTGACATTGTTGCGCCAGCCTCTTCTTGGTCATGCTGGAAACAGGTTAGTATTGTAAATAAAGTTACTGACGGTTTCTCGTATGAACGATTGGGACTCATATGGTGATTGGCTGCTCTTGTGTAGTTGCGTGGTGTACCCTTTACGATGTGTTAACACAGTCGCGTCTGGTCCAAATTCAGAC